GGCAGCATGTAGTCAGCTAGTTCTTGGTAATGTGTATCCCAATTATCCCTGCGGGTTTTTAGGAACTCGTAACGCTTTACCAGACTTTTGACAAAATCACTCATGTATTACCCCAATAATGTAGGTGTGCCACCTGACATAGAACCAGTCTCTTGGCCTAGCGCACCAGCTACAATTGTAGAACCGGCACCTTTTTTGCGGCGGGTTCTCTTTACAGCTTCTTCAGACAGGGCTGCGGCGCGTTGCGTATCTTCTTCACCGGCCTGTGCTGGTGGTGGTGGTGGAGGTGGGGCTGGTGGAACGTAAACTTTAGGCTTTAGGAAAGACATTATACGCTACTCCCTGTTGCTGCTTTGGCGCTTGGTGTAGAATAAGCGACACCGTAACCTTCCATTAAAGTACCGCCCGCACCTGACCGCTTTGTTTTAGTACGGCGGCGCGATGTATCTGCAAGGATTGTGTCGTCTGGCACAACCTCTGGCGTTACCTCTGGTGTGACTTCCGGTTCTGGCGTTGGCGCACCGCCCAGCATGGCACGGCGTTCTTCCTTGTCAGTGTTTAGCACAACGTCAAAAGTTTCAGCCGCTATCTTCTTAGTTGGCTTCTCAATAACTTCTTCAAAAGCCTCAGCCGCTACTTTGCGAACGCCCTTAACACCTTTGTCTATTGGTTTCTTAATAATCTTGGGAACGAAACTTGGTAATCCACCGCCCATTTTTAACTCCTTAGTGCATGAAAGCCTAGTTTTTGCGTCTCAGTGCGCAGCCAGTACGCATTTTTATAACCTTTATTAGATAACACACTTTTAAGTTTTCTGAAACCTATAGCTATGTTTCTTTTGCCGCCAAGGGCAATGAAGTCGATTATCCAGGGTACTGAACCACCACCATCATAACCGCCCTCTGGGAACTCTAAGCTGTCAGTATACTCAACAATCTGTCCATAATTAGGAAACGCCCAGGTCGCAAAGCATATAGGCATGTCAGAATTATCTCTTAGAACTATATACTGGTCTAAGGTCATCGGCGGTCTAATGCAGCGTTCAACTTCTTCAACGCCCCACCAGCCGTGGTAATCACTCCAATCAAGCAGATACTTGATGGCATCTACATCAATAGACTTACTCATAACGTAAAAGGGTTGTAATCCATATCCGCAACTTGCTGCGGAGGTTTCGTAAAGTTACTTCTATTTTCGAGGCCAACAGCGAGATACCGAAACGCATCTGCCGCATGTGACGTAAAATCATGTAACGGGTGGTCTCTAAAAACTTTGCGCCTATCATCCCATTCCTGCCTGTACTGCCGTAAATACTCTACACCTTCATGGCATTTATCTTTATCAAAGTAACACTTGGGTATCAACATCCTTGCCGCGTTAATACCGTCTGCCACTTTCATCTTAGGAATAACCTTAAACTTAATCCCTAGCGTATACGCTGTTTCTAACCTGGACTTGCCTGACCCTAGTTCCCGCACCTCAATGTCATGCGGCGCTAGGTGGTCGCCATAATTATAATCTTTCTGATTAAGAACGTCAGCGTAATGGTCTAAGCCAACACCGCTGCTTTCGTAGTAATCAATAATATTAACCGCACCGCCACGGAATATCTGCGCAAACCAAATTGCTGTGGAATCATTTATACCCAAATCCCAAGCAGTATGCACAGGATACATAGGGTCATATGGCACCCGCGTCACCCTGCCGTTATCATCAGCATCGGAAAGTAACTTCGCATAATAAGCGCCAATAATAGCAGCAGTAAACGAACACTCATACTCCTGTTCATACTGTTCCGGTGTCATCTGTGCCTGGGCAGCTTGTAGTTCTATATCTTTTACCAGCCCACTCTCACTAGCCTTGACCGTTTTATGATACCACTGGTCAGACCCGTTCTCGACTTCACTCTTGGCAGTTTGCATTAAATCAAAAAAATGATTATGCCCTGCCGGTGTGCCTAGAAATATAGCCGCACCCTCTCTATCAGACAGCGCCGGTCTAACAACCTCCCCCCATACCCTTGGGTTCTGCATGCCAAACTCATCAAACGCACACATATCTAAATAAATACCACGCAAGCTATCTGGGTTCTCAGCAGACAAAAGCATCAACCTACCGCCATTAGGAAAGTCCACCCGCAGTTCTGTCTCATTAAAAGAAACACCTGGTATGACACCCGCATAATACTTCACATAATCCCAAGCAATCCGCTTCGCCTGGGTAAACGTAGGTGCCACAAATGCCACTCTCGGCCTTGGCAAGTCACAAGTCAGGGCTTTCTTTATCAACTCATTGACTGCCCAGACAGTCTTGCCAAAGCGCCGGTGCATGACCAGCACGTTCCACCGCCTTAGATTGTTGTGCATCTCTGCCTGTAACTCTCTAGGCTTGTACGGTATCTTAACTGCCTGTGCCACTATCACTCTCCCACAGTATCCTAACAGTACCATCACTGACCTCTACGCCAGCACGGTTCTTAGCTTCCCCAAACTTCTCAGGCAATACCTTGCCTACCTTCCACCGCACATGATGCGCATAGTCTCGCAACACATTCGGATTGTAATCCTTCCTGCCATGTAACGCATCGCTATACAGCCCGTCTAGTTCCTCTAACGCCTTCTCCGCACTATACTGCTGTGCTTCCTTCACAGCCGCAGCAAACTCCTCATCGCGCTTGCAACGCTGGTAGAAAGCAGTCCTGGACACGCCAGTAGCCTCACACACATCAACAATACTATGCCCGTCTGCAATGCTGGATAGGATGATGTCGGTTCGTTGCCTTGTTAGCTTGGTCATGGGTTCCTCTTAGGCTGTGTGTTGAATAGTAGGATTTAACATATATAAAGCAGGCCGCGCGTGTCTGGGGGTGGTGGGTCGCAAAACATGCCCCCCTATGCCTTTGCTGCCAGAAACAATGCAGTGTGGCTTTGTTGCAACAGTGTGTGACATATTTGCCACAGTTGGTTTTGTGTGATAGCCTTGCCGCCGTTGCATTGCAGCGCGGATGACTCTGTGCTTTGTGCGTGTATTGAAATGCAAATCAAACCCCATTCAAAACAAAAGCCAAGCAATATCAACACTTGCCCAACACCAGCCACAGTAAGGGTTTGCGCTGCATGTGTAAACTTTTTTTGCATTTTTCTGCATTATGTGGGTTGACGGTGCGCGGATACTGCGCTAGGTGTTGTTTATCGCAACAAACCTTGGAGGGTTAACAAATGGCTAAAATAACTAAAACACAACAAGAGACAATCGGCTTCATGCTTATGTGGTCAAACGATTTCATTCGTGCCTTACACCATGACTACAACGACAAGAACTTGGACTGGTACGCACACATGGCGGTCAAAGAGTGTAACGAACTTGGCATGGATGCCGCCGCAGTTCTTGGTGACGCATATATCACATGCGCTAATCGTTACAACAACCGGCGCGCAGCTTAACCGCTGCCGCCCAAACCTTGGAGGGTTAAACAATGGACGACAAAGCAACAACATTCTCAATCGTGCTTGGCGTAATACTACAGCTTGCAAGCCTTGGCCTTGCGGTCTCAGGCTTTCACCATGTCAACGGCTTACTTGTGCCGATGGTGTTAGGTATCACCGGAACCTTTATGTTCTGGTGGCCTATGATTCAATCTAGCTTGGAGGGTTAAACAATGACTAAAGTTTCTAACATGACCAGCAGCAACGGCAACAAGGTTGCCAACCAATTCATCGTCTTTGAGTCGGAAGCAACATATTTCCAATCATACCAGACAGTGATTGCTAAAACCTGTTTTGAAGATGGCGAACGCAAGATTTTTCTTGATGCCGATAGTTGGGATTATTCAGTCACCACCAGCAAATACCGCAATCAGTTTCTGGGCATTGATACAAAGGAAACAAAGCGCCGTATCAAAGCCGGTGAAATCCAGCTAATCAATCTTAATTAGGAGGGCAACGCAATGAGAAAGACTCACAACATCAATGCCGACAAATATCTGTCAATCAATGCTTGGCTAGCGGCACGTTATGCCAGAACAGACAAAAACGGGCGGCGCTGGCTTGACCAGTATATCGGCGGCAGGCCAAGCAAATATAAGCGGCTAGAGAAGGCATTTTTTGACCGCTATGTCATGGCATCAAGCAATTGGAGGGTTTCATAATGTTACGCGAAACAATCAAAGACATAATCTTTGCTGAGAAACAAGCCGAGTTTTACGAAACCGAAAGCAGCAAACGCTATAAAATGTGGATGGCTGAAGCATACATTCTGCGCCGGTCAATAGGCGAATTTCGTCCATGGCACCAGCTAATTGCAATCTTTGATTTGCGCGGGGAGGTGTAGACCAATGACGCAAAAAGCTTTTGACGCGATTCTATATCTTATCGTTGGCCTCATGCTTATGGGTTGGATTGATTGGCTTTGGTTGTTCGGAGTTCAAGACAGTCAAAGCTATACTTGGTGGGCTGTAATGACCTACCTTGCCCCATAACAGGCAAAACCCACAAACACTACCATTGACGGGCTAATGCCTGTCAGTGGCCTTCAAATCGCTATTAAACCATAGGAGGGTTGAACAATGGCACTAGACAAGCAAACATTCATCGAACTAACAGCAGAAATCGCCGACAAGATGGTGAATATCGAACTAGGCGAACATCAAGGCTTAAAGGTCTATGAAGTTACCGAAACAGGCGATGAGGAATATACCGAGGCGGCACAAGAGGCGTTTAACAGGCGCGTGGACGAAGTTTACGCAATATTTGCAGAAAATGGGTTGGTCTATGACCATCTTCTTTAGGAGGGTTAAACAATGAAAAACTTAGATGGGCTTAGCGCCTTTGCATTTACCAGCAGCTTTATAAGCAGCGTATTGGGCGAGATAGTATCAACAAACCAAAAACCATTTACCGCGCATTGGACTGGTAAAGTCTTGGACGTAATGACTGACAACGATAGCGGGATTGACTACGTTTGCAGCTTATCACTATCAGACAAAGGCAAGCCGACAATGTGGGTTTGTGATGGCATGATTGACGCGAAAGCCATGTATGCCTTGATAGGCTATGCAAAATATCACGACATTGAATTGGAGAAATAGACAATGGCAAGCACTGCAATAATAGATTTCGATAGCAGAGAAATAACCTTTGAAGCTTTCGACAAGATTTTCAAGCTAGACAAAACTTTTGTCGGTTCTGAAAATTACCTTGGATTAGCCTATTTCTGGGCTATGGAATACAAGCACTATTTGCGCGATTGCAGCATGGCAAAGCGGAGAAAGATACACAAGAAATGGCTGCAAGCTGGCCTAGACCTAACAGGCATCAGCGACCAGCATCTAAACATCATCAAGACTGTTCTTGATGGGGTGACACTGCCAACAGGCATAACAGTAGAGAAAGAGGGGCAGTCATGCAGCTAGTATTTCATCGCGTGAAATTCACGACCAACATAGCAGACCAAACAACATACAAGGACGACTGGCAGCTATGTGACACAAAAGACGAGGCAAGGCAGCAAATCCTTGCCTTGCACAAGATACACGGCGATAGCCTCGATTCATGGGGCATTGCTGCAATCACAGACGCATCACAAAAGGGATGGATAGAGAAATGACACCGCTAGAACTTAGAGAAAGGCGCGAGTTTCTTGGCTATACGCAGCAAGCATTTGCTGAAAGGCTAGGGCTGTCACGCCGCACAATACAAGCCTATGAACTAGGCGAGACAAGCATACCCAAGGTCTTGGAAATGGCTTTGGAGACAATTGAACTTGAGGAGAAATAGAAATGAAAATAGGTGATAAAGTAAAAGCAAAAAAAGGTTCCATGACAAGGTGCCAAAGACATTACGAAAGCACAGTTGGCACTATTGTGAAAGTTTACTCAGATGGTGATTTCAAAGTTAACTTTGGTGGTTGCGACTATTTTTCTGTTGAAGGCGAAAAATTGGTCAAAGAAAAATAGAGAAATGGGTGCTATGCTTAACAAGTTATGCTTAACAAGTTTGGCACCCTTTTCTTTTTGCAATAGGTACTTGGGTTGCAAAACAAGTAATGCTTAACTTGTTATGCTTAACACCGCTAATGCGGATTATATAAAAACTCAAAAACCTGTCAACTACAAAATGATTCCCGCACTAACATGCACCAAGTTTCAAAGCTAATCGTGGCTATGTCCTGCTTATTAGAGAAAGCCTCGTTGATAGCTGAGAGATACACAACGCAGCGAATCGGTTGCCGGTCATACTTGTAAATGAGAACTGGCCTTTCGCCTGTCAGTAACGCAGCGGCGCAAGTTTGTGACCACCAAGCATCTTTGTGAATGTTATTGGCTGTTGTGTTTGCATACCGCTTACACTCTATCAGCCACCCATCCAAGCCAATCAAGTCACCCTTGCCAGACAACCGGTACTGTTCCAGGTCACGTTTTACCTTTACGCCTAGCTGGTCATGGATTAATAGAGAAACCTCGCGTTCAAAAGAAGCCCCTTTGTTGCGTCCGTTGGTCATATCCAACCTACCTTTGTTTCTGTTGCATCGCCATCCCACACAAACCACGCATAGGCAGTCGTGCCGTTGCCGCTAGGCTTTTCATCACCGCGCCATATGGTCAGGCGTTGAGAGAAAAC